TAGTCATCCATTGCGACTTGTTGAAACTCATTGACGAATAAGACCTCGCCACCAGCAAGTTTGTAGCCGCATGACGAACCACCGCCACCAGCAAAGAATGTAATGTAATTGAATAGTTTTTTGTCTGCTGACTTGTGTAAGTCATCTAGTGTGTATCTGAAATATTTCAACTGTGCAATCCTCTAATCATTTAATATAAGTATACTACTATTTAGCAGTTTTGTCAAGAGGAAAAATAGATTATTAAAATGCATCCATTATAAGTTCGTTGACACGATTTGCCATGTCATCATTATCATTTTCTAACATGATAATTTGATTGCGTAATTCTTCTATACGATCCTTACGTTCTTGCATCACTCCTTTTAACTCGTTTAGCACTGAGTTTAGTCGTGACGCAAGAACTTCGGGGTCTTCATCCATTTAGGACTTGTTTTTCGGGGGTTTCTGGTGTGGATGGATAGACGGCTTCAAGTGCGTCTAGTTTGTCCTTTGCAGTCGCCATCTTGTCAATCAGTGTGTCCATCTCTTCTATGTGTTGAGGATGTTCACCGATTGCAACAGGATTGTTCAGATACACTCTAAGAGTGACTGCTGCTTCTCTGTATTCTGCATCATACTTACTTCTTAATGCGTCTAGCATTTCATGTTCTATACAACTCATATTATAGCTCCCTTTTCTTGCCAATGTTGTATTTTGTCTCAAGTTCCCATTCATCCTTTTCTTTGAATGAAATGATCTTGATCTGACTAAGTGGTGCAATAGGTTCTAATTCACCTTTTACTTCCACTAATCCCCAATCACCGAGCAACTTACCAATGGTGTTGCGTCTTGCGATATCGTTTTCTGATAGGTTTGTCTTCTTACCGTCTAGTGCAAACAGTTCTTTGAAGTGTACTATGAAGTACTTACCCTGTTTGTGCAGTATGTGACATGATTGGTATAATTTACGTTCTTTTCTGGAGGCGACACCTATGCGAGATAAAGTCTCTCGTATCTTTAGAAAATCGTCTGGTTCTTTTAGTACGACCTCTAGCATCTGCTCCTGTGACCAGTTAATACTTTCCATTGTTTCTTCCACCTTTATCCAAACTATCTTTGATAGCCTTTATCTGTTCATCACTAAGTACTTTAAGAGCTGACCTTGCTTTTTCATTATTGTAACCATAATACTCTTTAACATACTCTAGATTTTTTTGTTTACTCGCCTTCATCCAAGGAGTAAATCGTTTCCTTGTTCGTATACTATTTAGGAGAAAGTCAAACTGAAGTTTCTTGTCTAGGTGATTGTGCAGATTCATCTCATTCACTAGGTGGATAGTGTCTGGAAATGGTGCAATACACTTGTTTACGATAAAGGCAGGATACTTCTTCTCCCACATCTCATCGTCTGTGTCCATGAGATTCTTCTTCTCATGGTTGATTGCGTTTAGATAGTCTTTTAACTCATAGGTCATATGCTTCTCCCCATGACATCATAGGTGCAAGAGGTTTTCTTTGACTTTGTTCTAAACTATTGGCCTTAGTTAGTATCAACAGGTCTTCCTTTAATTGACTTTCAGTCATCATATAAATGTTTTCAAGTCTAGGCATTTCTAGTAGAGAAAATTCCCATACAAGTTCTTCTGCTTGTTCACCAATCAACTCTCTTACTGCATCCCGATCCTGTGTACTTTCATACTGGAACACAACAGTTCCATATACTGAATGAAACAAACCAGCATCTTGTAGATACTGTGGTGCATCCCATCCCATCAGTATATCGTGAACCCCTATGAGATGATCCATTAGTGTCGCACCAGAATGAGACTTGTTGTTTGCCTCTATCTCTTCTAGAAATGCAATCTTCTTTGTGTCTATACTCATTTGAATTTCGCCTGACCCATAATCTCTGTAAGACACGCAAGTAGATTAATTTCCTGATCAGATACAAATGCGGCCTTGTACTGATACTCTGCAAGTATGACTACCACATGAGGTATCGTAGAACCGTCTACATGGTCATACAGACTGTCGTAGATGCGTCTAAAGATGCGAACAGGGTCATTGTCTAGATTATGTACAATCCACTTACGAACATCTGTAAACTCCTTGTTCTTCAAAGAGATCATCAGTTCATTGATGTTTGTCTCAGATAGATTAACCAGAACACCAGCATCAATCTTACCTGACACAGAATATCGTTGTAGTTCGTTGAGTACTCTACGCCAGTCAGGGAAAAACTTGTTGAGTAGTTCTGCAACCGCCTTAGGATCAAACTCTACCTTCTCTTCAGTCAGTATGTCACCCACTCTTGCAAAGAACCTCTGTGCAAGTTTAGGTTTCTGTTCTGATGGTATGATAAAGTCCACGACAGAGCAACGTGAGTGTAATGGTGGTATCAGTCTGTTCTTGTAGTTGCAAGTAAGAATAAAACCACAGTTCTTGTGAAACTCTTCCATGAACCCACGCAATGCAGGCTGTGTGGACTGTGCGTTAAGATAGTCTGCCTCATCTATGATTAGATACTTACGTCCACCTTCAAGAGATACAGTAGATGCAAAGTTCTTGATTTTGGTTCGTAGGACATCAATACCAGATTCTTCTGAACCATTGATCATCATGTATGTCGCACCTATTTCATTAATCATCGCTTTTGCAACAGTTGTCTTACCGACACCTGGCCCACCCGATAGAATCATGTTAGGTATGTGACCATCTGCAACAAACTGTCCAAAGGTTTTCTTTAGATCGTCTGGTAGTATACAGTCACGAATAGTGTTGGGGCGGTATTTCTCCACCCATAAAAATGTTTCCACGTTTTTCTCTCCATAATATAATCTTTATATAATACTACAATTTTCATTGTATGTCAATGTTTTTTTTGAATTGGTTTTTCTAGGAATATCCAAGCACCTATTCCTCTCTTGTCGTAGTAACAAAGTTCTTTACAGTATAGTATATGAGCACACACATACAATCCTATTACTGCTACAGTTATACCAAAATCAATCATGTGAAAAACTCCTCTAATGATCCTTGTGTTCCATAACTTCTATCAACTAACCAGTTAATCTTAGAGACAATAACATTAAGTGGTTCAATAAATGACTTTTCAAATTGTGTGTCGTAGTCAATCATCTTGTGCATATCTAATTCTTTTGGTAAACTTGTAATAAAAGAGAAAGCACTACACTGGTACAGATTAGGTTGTTTAAGATTAATAAATTTAATCTTATCTCCTTCTTGAATATAAGGATACTTGTTACCAAGCTTGTTCTTCTTGACAAGATGATTGTATAGTATTGCTCCCTTACAATGGATGGGAGCGCCTTTCGCAAACATTTGATTAGGGTCACTAAACTTACCTAAACCGTTTACTGACCGTGGATATGCAATATCCTCTGGTGGAAGTTGCATAAATTCCTCACGAAAATTCTGTATGAAAGTATTTAGTTCTTTCTCATCACCATTCATAATTATTTTAAGACCTTGTTTAATTTTTTCACGACAAGGAGCAGGAGTAGATGACTTGACTGCCTCAATACCCATAATCTTGAGTTGTGCTTCTTTATACTCGACACCCTCATTGTTCCACACATTAAGAATGTATCGTTTCTTTGCAGTCCAGATACCCTTGTCAGCAATGACTTCTCTGGACATCTCCATCTTCTGTTCGTATGAGTTTACATACTGATGCAAAGACTGATAACTTTTCTCAATAAACGGTTCAACTTTATCTCTAGCCACACTGTCCAGAAATGTGACGATTTTTGAAGTTTCCTTTCCATCTGGAAAGACTTTATTAACCAGTTCGTCAAAAGTAACATATATTGAATCTGTATCTGACGCAATAACGTAATCCTTGTCAGTGGTGTCAAGCACTTTATTAAGATACTGATTAACAGCACGCTCAATCCAACGAATGGATAACTGACCAGAAGTAGTAATTGCTTCAGCGACCAGAAGATCATAGTAACGAAAGTAAGCATTACCAATAGCACCATATGCACTATTGAGAGAGATTTTCTTAGCCATCTGGATGTTGTTATACTTTGATATATCCTTGAGTAGTTTAGGGTCTTTAGTGTTTTCATATTCTTGTTTCGCCTGTAATGTGAGTTTCTTGTATTTTACACGATCATCATACATAGTCTGCATGATCTCTGGTAGAAACCCCTGTTTATCGGTCTTAAACAACGCACCATTGGGTGTTAGTGTCACACCCTTGAGTATAGAAGTATCTACCTTTCTATCTAGTAGTTTGTCCACAGACATATCCTTGACCTTATCTTGGCCATACAATGTCTCTGGTGAAATATTATACTGCATGATTAGATGAGGATACAACGAGTTAAGGTCAAAGGACATAACCCACTTGTGCATACCAACTTGTGGTTCTTTCACATATGCACCCTCAAACTTCTCTGCCTTCTCACTGTGTTTCTTCTGTGGAATCACAATGTTCTTTTGTCGCAGATAGTTGTATATTAGTATATCCCAATACTTCGTTGAACCAAGAACATCCATGTAGTTGACCTTAGCATCATAGGCCATAGTCAGACACAGTTCAATCAGTTTCATCTTGTCTTCTAGTTTGTCAACGATTTCCACATCCATGATGTTGTATTCGATAAACGACTGAAAGTCTTTCTGATACCACTCACTAAATGTTTCGTATGGATTACCATCTTTGCGTTCACCTAGTTCAACAAAAGCAATATGGTCAAGACGATAGGATTCCTGTGCGGTGTATGTAAACTTACGATACAGGTCAAAGTAGTCTAGATGAGCAATACCTTGAATATCATATATCTGATGCTTACGACCCATCTGAAACACTTCTCTGGAGAATACACTTCTCCAAGGTGACAGACGTTTGACTTCATCCTCACCACACAGATGTTCGATACGATTACACAGATAAGGTATGTCAAAGAACTCTGTGTTCCAACCAGTAATGATATCAGGCTGATGGTTTTCCCAAAAGACAAGAAACTCCTTAATCAGATGTAGTTCATCACTACACTCGACATAGGTTACATCTTCACGATTATTCACAAACTTACCGACACCCCACACAACAAACTTTTTACTTTGGTGGTTCTTGACCGTAATAGACAACAATGGCTCAGCCGCATCTTTAGGATTAGGGAAACCATTCTCACACTGAACCTCAATATCAATTGTTACAATCAATATCTTGTCAATGTCATAGTCCACTCTGTTAGGATACTCATCAGCAATATAGTTGTACGCATACATGGTACTACCATAAACTAAATCAGGCTGGTTCTTATAGTTGTCAACCCACTCCTTTGCTTCCTTGATTGTTTCATGTGTAACAGGTGTTACATACTTACCATCAAGAGTTTTGTAAGAAGTAGGCGAACCAACAGGAGCGTAAAGGGTTGGTGAATACTTTACCTTACGGACAAGACGTTCACCATTGACCACTTCACGCAGTAGAAGTTGATTACCCCATTGAGTAATGTTTGTATAGAATTTCATTAAGTAAGTATACCACAGGCAGGGGCTAAACCACACGATGCCATAACTAGAATTATTGTAAGAATAACTAACGTAAATATTTTAGTTAGTGATAAATACCCACTGCACACCATTTTCACTAGATTCTCCAACTGTAAAGTTACCTTTTTTAGACCAATCAATCTGTGCAAGACTGACATCGTTAGTTCCAAAATTTGCAATTTCTTCGGTAGTTTGAGAACTATAAACTGCTTGAGGTGATTGTTTTGATTCATCATCGTGACCTAAGTATTGATGAACACCATAACCTAGTAGTCCTAGTAGTATTGCTGCTTCCATAATGTGTTACTCCTTTTCAATTATGTAAATATAGTATAACATATGATACGTCATATGTCAAGTTTGTAATTTAGATTAAACGCAAGTGAACGTCTTTCTTCGTTACCCTTAAATGGATATACTGTATGTAGTAGTGTTGATGGGAACATCAACATATGTCCTACCTGTGGCACAGTTAAGAATGTACCAGCAGAAAGTAGACTGTGATCTACTGTTCCATGTATGAACTCAATGGCACCATCAATATGATTTTTACCTTTGAGGCCTCTTGGTTGAAACTCTGGTACGATTAAATACAAAACAGCACTAATCTCACACTTGGTATGATAATGCACAGGGTTGTACTCATCTTGGTATTGACTAACTACCCATGCAGATTGTAGTGTTGTTGTAACTTTGTGTTGATCTGGTTTGTATTCAAAATGAAAGTTTCTTGCAAACTCATTCTCAACATATTGTTTACCAATCGTACAAAACATATCTTCAAATCCAGTACTCTTGAGCTCTTCTCTTGACAGTTCTGGTTCCGATTTAATTTGTCCTGCTAATCGACTGTCCATGTTTTTACGAGTGGAATTGTCATCAGTCATTTCAATAAGTTTTTTGATCATGTGATCTGGAATTTTTACATCCAAGATGCCAGGCCCGAATGGTCTTAATAGTTGGTTTTCTACCTCAATGTGATTGTCATTTGTCATGTCAGTCTTTCCAAAATTATGCCTGTATTGAAAGTCGTTCTAGTTCTTTCTTTGCAGCCTGATCTCTGGCAACAAGAACAGACTCAATTCTCACAAGACGATTTCGTCCATCTTTATTTAACTTACCTTTGATGTCTAATATCGTTTGACGTTCTTCCAGAAGTTCAGCAGTTGATTTAGGACTCTTGTATAGTGCAATATCCTTTGCTCGTTTGACTGCTGGTGGTATGTAGTTATTTGGTGCAACATATGATTTTTTTGTCATGTAAAAATACTTTCTTTGGATAATTTATGATGTACTTATAATACCAGTAAAATGGTTATATGTCAAGGTATAAATAGTTTTTTATGGAGAAAAGATAATGGCCAAAACACTTTACACCGCATCAATCTACAACCCAAAACCACCAAAGAAAACAAGTATTGGTAGGAGTCCGTCAGTTTCTATGATGAATAAAAAGAAACGATCAAGCTTTAAGGCTTATAGAGGACAGGGTAAATAATGTATAAAGTATATTCACAGGATGGTTGCAGTTATTGTGAGCTTGCAAAGATTACATTGATGGAAAAAAACATTGAGTTTGAGGAAATTAATATAAAAGATAACGCACAAGCACTTGCAATGTTGAGATTGAAGAATCTTAAAACAGTTCCCCAAAT